CACCAAAAATCGACGAAAAAAAGGTCAAAGACCTCACAAATAAACTCGAGAAGAAGAGAAAGGAGATTTCTACCAAGTTGTATGCGGTAAAAATGGGAAAAACCGATTTTGAATCGTATAAAACATTCTTTGAAAATGATGTTGAATGGATTGGTAAACAGTCATTAGGCGTAGTTGAGATAAACAAAAGAATATCGGAGATTGAAAAAAATGGGATAAAAGACAATGTGATCTATTTGAGAAACCTAGAAATAGAAGCATCGCATTTCTTTCTGAACTCTCATAAAGGAAAAGGATCGGTGCAAGCTATTTCTCACATTGCAATTTTAAAAAATATGGAAGAAGCTTTATACTCATTGGCTCCGGATAACAAGGAAATTAAGGATTTAGAAGCTGAATTAGCAGCTGCACAGCAGGGTCTTGAAACTGCTTAAATCATAAAAATTTAGATCTAAAATTAAGGCCCTTTCATGGGGCCTTTTTATTTTCCGATATATACAAAAAGAATTTGGATAATTATGAAGCAAAAAATCTTTCCATATTTAATAGCTTTGTCTGCTTTTCTAGTTTCTGGTTCTGCGGCATTCTATTCCGTTTACGGGATAGGGAAAATGTTTGCAGGCGCATCTCTTCAGGTTATGATAATGGCTGGAAGCTTGGAGTTTGCCAAAATAGTCATAGCATCTCTTCTACATCAGTACTGGGGATCTATTAATAAGCTGCTGAGAATATATTTTATGATCTCTGTTTTAATACTTATAGGGATCACATCGGCAGGGATCTATGGATTTTTATCCTCTGCATATCAGGAGACCGCTTTTAAATTAGAGAACAGTAAACAAGAAATAGAACTAATAGAGGGGGACAAGAAGATATTGCAAAGTGAAATAGAAAACATAACAAGGCAGATAAATGATAAAAATAAAAGAATAGGATCTCTATCTGAAATAAGGACCAAACAGCAAGGAACACAAGACAATTTAATTAACGCCAACAAGTCCACAAGATCAATCACATCACAAATTGCTGGTGTAGAGTCTAATATAAAGACTTTGGATTCTGAGCTTAAGGTACTTAATGATTCTCTATCATCAAAGAATAGACAGATAGCTTCTAAGGATGTAGAGATTATGAAGATAAACTCTAATAAAGATATAGCTCAAGAAATTGGGCCAATAAAGTATATAGCAGGGATAACAGGAAAATCCCTATCAACCGTTGTTAATTGGTATATAATTGCTTTAATGTTAGTGTTTGATCCACTAGCAATTGCCTTAGTAATTGCAGCCAATTTTGCGTTTTCGAAGAATTCAGAACCATCCAAAAATAAGGAAGAAGTTAACGAGGAGGATAAATCAGAGAAAAATGTATCAGATTTAGAAATTTCATCTGCAGATAATAAAGAAAAAGCAATTAACCATGAGATATCAGATTCAAATGAATTCTTAGATCAAAGCGAAAGCACAGAATATCATATCCAAGGGGATTTAATTGAAAATTCCAATATGGAAAATATAATTTTAGATCCAGATGAAATGGACAAATCTCATGTGATATCAAGTCCAGAGATTAAAGAGGATTTAACCGTGGTAACATCAACAAGAAATGGAAAATTTCTTGGATACAAGCAGGATAAAATTATTGCCCCTAAACAAGCTGTTGATCCAACCAAACTTAGATAGTAACTTCTACAGAATATGAATATATACAAGACAAGGCCAAGTTATATTCAGAATGATAGGAAGTATTAACTCAACAGATCAAAGATATATTAAATATCTAAACTGCTCACCAACCAAACAAAGGGTGGTATCTTTTCAAGGGTGCGAATTAACTCTTAGTGAAGGTTCAAGTGTTTTATCATCGGTAAGTCTTTGCGATCTTAGTCTAAATAAAGCTGATGCTTTCCCAGGATTTGATGGATGCGGGGGTTTCATAAAAAAATCCATAGTTCTTGCTGCTAATGGAAATCAAATCATTACAGCACCGGAGATAGTGGGAAGTACCGGGCAAGTTCAAATGATAATATTTAAGGTTAAATATCCAAGTTCCTTGGTCGGTGCCGATAGATACATTACTTTTGAATATAATGGATGGGTGGGACCGATAGAAACTCTCATGGTTTTATCTGGAAGAGCATTATATAATGGATGGGACATGACTAATTATTCAGGAAACAATCCCGTTCCTCCTTTTTCACCTTCTATACAACCAACACCAGCATCTCCAAGTATATCTTTCGGTGGATTTTTATTAAGTAATCCAAACATAGCGGCCGTTCAGGTTGAAATAATGATTTTTAATTAATGGCTACTCCTCCACTAGTTTGCTCTTCGAGTGTTTATAATACCTTCCAGGGAATAGTCATGGACAGGTGCGAGATTAAAATGCTCGAGGGAACAACAGTAAAATCCACGTTTAGTCTTTGCGATTTTGGAATTTCGATAGATGATTTTTCAGCCTTTAGCACTTGCCTTGAACCTGGACTATCATTTCTTTTAAATCCGGAGGGAATAGATATAAACGGAGAAGTAAAGCTCATAATAATAAAGGCATCATATCCCACATCATTAGATCCGTCTCTAAGGTTTATTAATTTTATAAACCAGGGGAGAACGCTTCCCATGGGTGATATTATGGTATTAACAGGAAATCCAGCTTCTGATGCTCCGGGCAGGGGGTGGGACATATCTCCGGACGGAAGTGGCATATCCTCTCCTTATTTTGAACAGGGCGGAATGCTTCTATATAATCCCCAAACGGTAAGGATAAATATACAAGTTATAATAGGATCCAATCCTCCAAACACGGTAACTCCATCTAACAGTGACTATATCACTTCAGAGGATGGCTATTTTATTACATCGGAAAATGGATACTATATAGATTTCGAATAAAATTAAAAAAATGGCAAAAAGAAAAATAACGGAATTTCCCCCAGCATCAACTTTAGGACCGGGGGATTACATTTTAGGATCACAGGAGGGGATCACCAAAAAATTTCCCGGGAATCTATTTATAACGGAAATTTCTTCTGGTCCAACAGGTCCACAAGGATCAACGGGTCCACAAGGTGATCTAGGAGCTACCGGTCCACAAGGGGATCTAGGAGCTACCGGTCCACAAGGGGATCTAGGAGCTACCGGTCCACAAGGACCTACCGGATCTGGAGGAGAAGGATCTACAACGATAACAAACCTTGAACTTACCAACGATGCCACAACCATCAATTTTTTCATAGGAGAGCCTGTCAATTTCACCAAAACAAATTACGGAGATGAAGTTGATTCGATTGATACGGATATTTCTATCACTAGAGGCGAAAATCAAGGAATATACAATCCAGAATTAGAGCCTGAATGGGATGGTAACGATAATGATTTTGAACTTCATAAGAGCCCAAAAAATACAGGATGGAATACAGAAGGATGGGGAGATCTAACAAATCTTAATGCTAGAGAGTACGAAACATTTTACGATGCAGTCGGGGGATCTTTAGGAAATAATGTTCTTGCGCCAAACTTCATTATGAAAGATGAAGCTAACAACAAATACTACAAAATAGATTTCACTCAATGGGGTAATGCTAATTCTGGTGCTCCTTTTGCTTATACTCGACAACAAGTAGATGGAGTTACAGGAGAAGATATCGGAGAGTTAGTTACTTTTACAAAACCGGGTTATTCCGATCCTTTCTTCGTGAATGATGTGATAGATGCAGGTCTAAGCATCAGCCGAGGTTCAAATCAAGGAATATTTAATACTGAACTGGAAGCGGGATGGAATGATAATTTACCAGTTAGTGGATATTTAAGCCCTAAAGGAACTAAATGGAATATCGATGGTTGGGCAGATCTAACAAATATAAAGAGCAGAATCTACAAAAATTGGGTTGAGGCTTTTGTTGGGAACGTTGGTCAATACATAGTAGGCACTGAATGGGTCATGTACGATGAAATCAACGACAAATATTGGGCTATTAAATTTAACCAATGGACCGGACAAGGAAATGGAGGAGGATTCAATTATACCAGACAACAAATCGATCCGGATATTATGTTTGTTCACACAACTGACGGAAGCGAAATAGACGAAATCGAACCTGGAGTAATTGCTATAACCAGAGATTCTTCAAAAGCAATTTACAACCCCTATGACGAAGGTTCTTGGGATGAGGACGTGAGTCCTGGAGGAACTCTTTGGAATTTCGAAGGAAATGAAGATCTTAGTGATATTGAATCTCGAGAATATACGAATTTCTTCGCTGCTCAAGGATATTGGGGAATTGGAAATAAGATAGATGGAGCCGAAGCAGTAATGAAAGTACCTTCAACTAGTAAATACTATACAATTAAATTCACAAATTGGCAAAGAGATGGAGGTGGAGCTTTCAGTTACATACGAACTGAAATTGATTTAACTAAAATAAATGAAGGAATACGATTTGCTGATGGAACTCTTCAAAAAACTTCCGCTAATAATCATATAAAATTCAAAGGACCTTTTCATAGAAGAATCGAAGAATGGTATGGTTACAAAGAAGTTTTAGTGACTCGATCTGTAAATTATGAAATAGGATCCACCGCCAAATTCGATTCTGATGGGCCCTATGCTTATTTCGAAGTAGATAATGAAACAGAAGCTACCGAATTCAATCAACCCGGAGTTAGAAATATATTTATTAGCTCGGATTCCGGAGATAGTTGGAATGGGGTGAGAGCTGCAGGTTATGGGGATTCCGGAGGATGGTATGTTCAAGTACGGACAGGCGAAGGAGCCAATGTATTAGATATAACTCAAGGAGATCCTTTAACCATAAGATACACTAGAGGAGGTGATCCACAGGTTTGGTTTAACCCGGATGATAGTCCTGGAGGATTTGGAAATTTCAGAGGGGCAGTTATTGATTATCATGCGTATAGTGAGAATTCTGGAACGATAGTAGGAAATATCATCGTTTCTAATGATGGTGAAGATTTCAACGTCACGCATTCTGAATCAACTTCCGGAAGCAGCGATACATCTTCTGTTATTCTTTGGGAATCTTATAGAAATCCAGACGATCCGAGAGAAGGTCAACTAGCCGCATGGAGAATCGATGGTTATGAGGATCTAATTAAGGTTCAATGGAAAGCAACCATGTTCTATGGACAAGAAACAGGAAGTCGCCCCGCTTAGCGGTGTGCCATAGGTTAAATAATAAAAGATAAACAAATATGAAATTTAGAAAATTAAATATCAGTGAAATTTCCGGAGATTCGAATACCATTTTTTCTGAAGGAACATTATTTCTTACACCAACGAATGAATTAAAGATTGGTGATGGTGTAACTGAAGGCGGAAAACAATTTACTGTTGGAGGATCCGGAACAGCTCCTAGAGTGATTTATCCTACATCTGGAACTGGTACAAATGGAATCGTATTTCCGAAGGATCCTAACGGAGGAAGCGGAGATACAGCTAGCATTAAATATTATCCTGTTGAAGGTGAACAGATGGTTCTTCATATAAATGTGGAAAACGATGAAAGCGATGAAATATTAATAGATGCCAGCGGATCGGTAAATTTACAAAGTAATGATAAATTATGGTCTTTTGATAGGGATGGTAATTTAACTCTTCCAGCAAACGGAGATATTTTAGATAGTGAAGGTAATTCAGTATTGGGGGGAGGAGCAAACACAGGAGATATAACATTCGATGGAATTTCTATTATTGGAGGCGGTACTGGAAGTGGAGACGGCAGCGAAAACGGTACTATCGAACTAGTGCCTGATTCTTCATTAAAGAATAACGATCAGTATATCATTATAGACCCAACGATTGGGGAACCTCCCCACATTCATATCCGTGCAGGGGGAACTCAAGATGACTCTAATGCTGTATTGTTCTTGGGCGGAGAAAATAGTCATGTTAAAATTGGAGAAGGCTCAAATCCGCCGGTAACTATTGCAAGCAATAATAACAATTTCATATTCAGCACAGATGGTTTTCTAATCTTTCCTGACGGAGGATCAATGAAATATGGAAACTCGGTTCCAGTTTCAAGTGTAGGAGCTCCGGGTGATGTAGAAGGTACGATCGTTATAGCAAGCGGGTACATATACTATTGCACGGAAAACTATGTTTCGCATGATAGTACTATAACAATAGACAGTGGAGGAGCTTGGGGAGGAATTGCTGGTGGATTAACCTCAATACCGTTCTCTAGTACTGAAAGAGTTCCAGAAATCGGCTGGACTATAAGCGGTCCACAAAATGATCCTCCCGGTTCTATAGGTCCTCTTACTATTACTAGCGTTACTCCTCTAGGAGGAGATAGATATGATTTAGGGTTTTCCAACACTGTGATGAATATTAGCAACGGATTTGTTTGGACTTTAACAGATGATGATCCACCAAAACAAATCTGGAAGCGTATCCAATGGTCGGGGGATACATGGTAGAAGCTAGACTAATTATAAAAATAAAAGATCTATTGAATGTATTTCCATAATGCATGATGGGAATCTTTACAGATCTTAGATATATATTAAAAAATCCGAAAAAATGGAACAAAACTTTTCGAACAACATCTCGCAAATACAATTGGAGGCATCAAAAGCTGCAGCTGCTAAATTAGCTCAGCAATGGGGAGGATCAAATTCCCACAGATCTACCAATAGCGGATCTTACATAGAAGACAAAAAAATAAACGAATCCGTAAACACGGGGTCATTAAAACCAAAAAGCAACAAGAAAGTGTATTCTTTTGGGGTTCTCAGCACAGTGCTAGCTCTTAAGAATTCTTCTCTTTATGAAATACCATCAGCTAGAATTATTCTTGAAAAATTCGAGAACCTTTTAGTTAACAAGGGAATTTCGGAAGCTTTTTTAATCGAAAATGTTTTAGTAGAACTTAAAGGGTTTGAATGGGAGAATTCAGCCAAATCAGCACTTGCAAATTTGAATAAAATATATGAGCACAGAAGAAGAGAAATAGAGGTTGTTAAATCATATGAGGCCATTAAAAATGCTCCAGGAAGAGAGCTTTTCAGCGATGCAACAGAATCTATGTCTAAGTGGTTAGTTACAGAGAATAGAGACTCAATGGTTTTAGCTTCCGGACTTAAAAAATGGGGATTCAATCCGATAGTAAGAAATTTGGTTAATTTCCTTGGAGAACATGAGTCGAGATCAAAAAATTCATTGCAAGTTAAATCTGATAATTCACAGTCAGAGATTCTAAACATATACTCTCCTCTCTTAGTGGAAGAATCTAGAAGTATTTTCCATACATCAGGAAAATTCTTCTATGTTACTGAAAGTGAAATGGGGGTTTTATCTGAAAAAGAAGCTTCTCTTTTGCCAGCAGAATTTCTAAATAAAGTAGAACTTATCAATGATCCCATGGTAAAAGTATCAGAAAATAAGGTATCTTGCTTTACGGGAAAAAACAGAGTGGATTTTATTTTTGAGGGAGATGACAAAAAAGTATTATTTAATGGTAATTCCATAAAAGAGGCAGATCTTCCTAAGGCTTTAAGTCTTAATCTGCACACAATTTTTGAGGGATCAAATCAAATCATTAATAAAATTAGTGGGATCTCCAAAATAGCGGAAGAATTGATGGATATAGATTTTGGAAAGAAAATAGCTTCGAAAATTTACGAAGGTGTTGAAGCTAACATATTCAAGGTTAGCGGTAAAATATATGTTCAAACATGCAATCCTTCAATGAAACTGAATAAGGTTTATGAAGGAAATGCAACACAGGCTACAAGCATTATAAAAGAATTTATCAGATTTGATATTTCAGAATCACTAACTGAATTTTTGGATAGAGAAGATGCAATCAGAAGCGTAATGTATAATGACAGAACTCAGATCTCTAATAATATACAGGTCCTAGAGGCAGAAATGGCAAAAATTGATAACGCTATTCAGAAAAACCCGCTTCTTAAAAATTCAGTTGAGCTAGCATCAATCAGAGAATCAATAGAACAAGAAACAGAAACTCTAAAGCAAAGATGGAACCAAATTAACTTTGAGATCAAAAAATTTGAAAAATCTAAAAATGAGATCTCAGAGGATGTAAATGAAAATATAGGATATCCTTTAGAAACTGAAGTTAGGGTTTTAAGAAACGGAGCTAAGGGAAAAATAATAGGTGTTGATGGGAATTCAAGGACATACACTGTAATGATGGAGAATGGAACAACTAGTGAGTATTTCTTCGGAGACGTAGAAAATGCAATCGATGAGGTTTCTAATACAGATTTAGAAGGGGAAGCAACATCAGAAGGATTAACTCAAATGGCAGTTGCTCCTATGGGGAAAGGTCTTAAAGGTAAAAAGGACACAAAAACCGAAAAAAACTCCAAGAAAATGATGGCTAAAGCCCCAGGAACAAGCGCTTCCGCTTCTCCGGTATTTGCTGACAACGAAAAAAATCATAATCTTGCAAATGCTTCTTATGTTAAAAAAACAGGTAAAATTGGGGTAACTAAAGGATTGGGAAACCAAAATTTGTCACAGGCACCTTCTAAAACAGGAGGTAAAGCCGGTTCAAAATTTGTACAGGATCTTGGAATTCATGGATTAGCTAAAGCACCAGAAAGCAGCATCAAATCTGCTTCAAAATTTATAGATGATTTAAAAGATCATAATTTAGCCTTAACAGAAGGACAAAAAAACAAGTCAATCGAAAAAGCTCCAGCAGCTAAAGGTATAAAGGATCCAAAAAAACACATAGAGAACGAAAAAAATGCTAATTTATCAGGAGCTCATGGAAATTCCAAGAAAAATGGGAAGAAATTCACAGAGGACCTAAAAAGAGCTAATCTATCTTCTGCTCCGGGTAAGAAAAATTCAAAGTAAAATACCAGTCGTCCAAATTATTAGATCCGCTTCTGAGACTGTCTCAGAGGCGGATTTGTTTTTTAAATTAATTCCAATATAAATTGATATTTTTAAGATTTTGGAAACTTCTATGATTCTAGTGGTAAAAAGATTATGATTTATTAGGGAAAATATAGAACCGGGGATAAGAATTCCCAAAAATAATTCCCAGACACTTAATGGAATATGTAAAAAACAAAGACCTTAAAAGAGCTCTAAAGGAGAGCAAAGAAAAAGGCGAACTAACACCAGAAACTATTAAAATGTTCATGTTAATCGTGGATGGCATGGCTAAGACAAGATCTTATAAATATCCTGAAGATAGAGAAGACTGCATATCCTTTGGTATGGAGGATCTCCTGAAATATTGGAATAGATATAATCCAGAAGTTTCTGATAATTCATTCGCTTTTATTTCTCAGATAGCAAAAAATGGAATGCAAAAAGGATGGAAAAAAATACACTCCACTAGATCGATAAAGGCAGTTCCTTTTTCCAGAATCATGAGAGAAGAAGATTCTAACATGAACGTATAATGGACATTAAAAAGCTTAAGCCCTCTGGTGAATGGAAATCCGGAAAATACTCTCCAGTCAATCCCGAAAAATATATCGGTGATATCAATAATATAATTTATCGATCCTCTTGGGAAAGAAAATTCTGTCAATATTGCGATTTGAAGACAGAAATTCTAAAATGGAGCTCTGAGCCAGCCTCGGTTAAATATTGGAATCCAATAGATAAAAAGGAACACGACTATCATATAGACTTTTATATTAAGGTTCAAAAAGGCGACTTACAAGAAGACTGGTTTATAGAAATAAAACCCGAGAATCAATATGCCTTAGATAAGAGACCCGAGGAGATAAAAGGTCCACTTACGGAAAAAAAGGTCCGAGCATATAACGAGAGAATGAAAGTATGGATAACTAACAGGGCAAAAATGGAAGCTGCTAAGAGATATGCGGAATCTATAGGATACAAATTCGGAGCTGTTGATGAAAATTTCTTATTCGGATGATCAATTTCAGAGAGGATTTCGAAAAATACAGGATTCAAATGAAATCCCCTGCAGGAATGGCAGAAAATTCTTTTTTTGAATATGGAGAAAAATATTTAGCTCCATCCCAGTTTAATCCCAGCCTTTTTCTGACTGGGAAGCTATATACATTTTATTATGATTCAGATCCAGAAAAGGGGAAGTTCGTTAATAAAAGACCACTAGTTTTTTTCTTAGGTAGAGATAAGGCCAGTTCCAAACCCACTATAGAAGGATTAGATATTATTCTAATGCCCCCGTTAGACCGCTTAAATTTTTTCCTAAGAATTTTTTCATCTTTTAATTCTATAATAGAGGGAAATTTACAGAAAGAGAAAGAGGGTATAAAATCACAGGATCAATTAAAAATAGAGTATAAAAATCTAGAGGCTTTAATGACAGGGATAAACTATAAGAAGTCATATTCTAAATATTCAATAGAAAAAATAAGGAACGTTCATGAGGTTCCGTATCAAGAATGGCACAAAATGGTATACCTTAATACAAGATCTATATCCGGGTCTACACTAGAGGAGATATATAAGAAAATGTATAAGATCTAAGCATGGCAGGATTTACAGATCAGAGAGGTAATTTTATAAACTCCATTATGAATAGCGTCAAAAAGATAGGCTCTTTTGGAATGGCTTATGGAGATCTTGTTGTTAAAAATTCACAGGCGGTAGGTGTTACTGAAGCCCAATTTCTTAAAGGTGGTGGAATAACCGACCAGGGATTTTTATACACAATAAGAAGGGCAGATTCAACCTCCAAGCAATATATTGCTTATTTTGATAAAGATTTCAAATCAAAAAGAGCATACTGTCAGGGATTTGCAGCAAACCCGGAGATAGAATTTATTCTGGATACTATTTGCGACGAATCCATAGTTTATGATGAAAAAAACTTCTGGTCCTATTTTTCTTTCATGCAACACAAGGACCTTAAGGATGAAATATGCGAGGAAATAAACGACAGATATAAAGAGATTTATAATCTTTTTGGATTTAATCAGGATATCTTTGCATGGCACATATTCAGAAAATTTTTAATTGAGGGAATTCTATCATTTGAAATAATTTTTGACTCTAAGGGTAAAAAAATTATAGGATTCAAAGAATTAGACCCGTCTACTCTGGTGCAGGGAACCGAGAGACAAGAAGACGGATCTTATGTTGAAACATGGATCCAATTTCCTGATAATCCATCAATGAGCCGAAAATTATATGATTCCCAAATAATCTATATAAGCTACGCTAAAGGGAGTGGAACATCTCTTCGTATAAGTTATATTGAGAGATTGATTAGATCATTCAATCTTCTTAGAATAATGGAGCATACGAGGGTAATATGGAATGTGATGAATTCATCATATAGAATGACAATGACGGTTCCGATAGGAACCAAATCACCACAGAAGGCTAAGCAGACTCTTGGAGAGCTAATGTCAATCTATAAGGAGGATATTAGATTGGATTCAGATTCTGGGGAATTATTTGTGAATGGTAGACCAAACATTCAGTTTTTTAAAAATTACCTGATGCCATCAAGTCAGAACGGAACTCCGGATATACAACCCCTAGGTGGATCTGGTGATGCCACTGCTTTTACTGACACCAAAGCACTTCAATATTTTTCGGATAAATTGAAACTAGATTCTAAAATTCCATTCTCTAGATTTAATCAGAACGAGCAGAATAGCATGGGAACATTTAGTTCAGGTGCTGATGGATTAGATCAGGAAGAAATAAGATTCGGCAAATTCATAAATAGGTTGAGATCCATATTTCAGGACATTTTGGTAAAGCCAGTTTGGGTTCAGTTTTGTTTGGATCATCCGGAGCTAAAATCAGACTATCTTCTGAAAAGCGAGTTTGGACTTGATTACGTCAAAGAGAATCAATTCACTAAGCAAAAAGAGATAGAGCTTCTGACTGCGAGAAAGGACCAAGTTATTAAAATTGCGGGTCTTAAAAAAGCGGACGGAACAAATTATTTCAGTATGAAATATGTTCTAGATAGGTATTGGGGTATGAATGATCAGGACAGATTAGCAAACGAAAGGTATAAGAAAAGGGCGGAAGAGAAAAAGGAAGAGGAAAAACCTGATGAAGAGCCGAAAGAAGGAGGCGGGGAAACCGAAGAAGTTAAACTATAAAAAATGGCTGGATTTTTAGATAATTTAGGAGGATCATCAAACTCATCAGGTATTTTCTCAAGAATAGCAGAAACTGCTAGAAAATTGGGTAATTTCGGGATGGAGTATAAGGACCTAGTGATTAAAAACTCACAGGCTATGGGGGCTGCAGAGCTTTCTATGAGAGAAAGATTTGGGTTTGCCCAGGAGGACGAGGACTTTATTTATTCTATAGCGTCTCAAGACACTTCAAATAGGAAGTATATTGCTAGTTTAGATAAGGAGGTTCCTTTTAAAATAGATTTCTTAAGGAAGTTCGCGATGAACTCCGAAATAGAATATATTCTGGATACTTTGTGTGACGATGGTATAGTCTATGACGAAAAAAACTTTTTCTGTCATCCTTCCCTATTAAATTTAGATCTTAAGCCTGAAGTAATCAGTGCTATTAGAGAAAATTTCAGAAGAATATACGTTCTTCATGGAATGGTTAATGCTCTGACTGGGTGGCAATATTTCAGACAGCTCTTAGTAGATGGATTTTTATCTTTTGAAATAATATATTCATCAGACGCAAAGAAAATCGTTGGATTTAAAGAGCTTGACCCAGTTTCTTTAACCCCGTCAGTGGAAAAACAGCCCGATGGATCACACGTTCAGATCTGGTACCAATATTATGGGGATTCTGTTAGACAGAGAAAATTGTATGACGGGCAGCTGATCTACATATCATACGCAAAAGGAAGTCAAGTAACAAGGACATCATATTGTGAAAGATTAGTCAGGTCCTATAATCTTTTAAGGATAATGGAACACACCAGGATTATATGGAACGTCATGAATTCCCAGTATCGAATAAAAATGACTATTCCGGTTGGTAGTAAATCACCACAGAAAGCTAAAGAAACCTTGGGCGAACTTATGTCCGTATATAAAGAGGATATTAAACTGGATACCACTTCAGGATCTTTAAGTATTAACGGGAGGCCAAACCTTCAGTTCTATAAAAACTATTTGTTTCCGCAGATGGGAGGGGAAACACCTAAGGTTGAAACCATTAATCCTCAGGGTCCAAATATGAACGTAATGGATGCCGTGGTATATTTTTCTAACAAGCTAAAAATGGATTCAAAAATCCCATATAACAGATTCGCTGCGAGAAGCGGAGGTCAAGCTGGAATGTTTAAGATAGCAGCAGAGGGAGCGGAAAGAGACGAGGTAAGATACGGCAAGTTCGTAACTAGAATAAGATCTATATTTCAGGAAATTATTATCAAACCCCTTTGGATTCAGATGGCCCTGGATTTTCCTGAACTGAAGGAGGATGCACTATTCAGAAGCCAATTGGGTATAAAATTTGAAAGTGATAATATTTTTGGTGAATCCAGAGAAATAGAACAGCTAATTAAAACAATAGACTTTATTGCCGCAGCTTCAGAAATCAAGGAGAAAAAAGGAGAGGAAGAGGTTCCTTTCTTCGATCAGGACTTTTTAATAGACAAATATTTGGGACTGAATAACGAAGACCGAAAAATGAATAATATTTATCTAGACAAGGAGAAAGAAGCAGGGGAAGAATCCAAACCTGTAGAGGGTGAAGAAGCTCCAGCAGCAGAAACCCCTGCATCAGAAGAGACCCCGGCTGAGGGAGAATAGTATATTAGATGAAAGTACCAAGAAAGGTTAAAAAACAAATTCCCGAAGGGATTTATTGCTACACCGGAATTAGTTTCGATATAGAGACTGGGATCTATCACATAAAATCATGTCCACAATTCAAATACATAAAGGCATCCGAAAAGCCGGAAGAGTATCAGGACGAAATAGATCTTGAATTTCCCGACTATAAAATAGGATGGTGTAAATTGTTAAATTCAGAGATAGACGATCCGTGTAAATCGTGCGGGATAAATTTAGGGAGATAAAATCCAGAAATTTTCGAATTTTAATTTCTATCCACCCATATAATAGTTAAATACAATCGATAAGATTGGAATCATTAATCAATTTAAACTATTACTATGGTTCAAGAATTACTTACCGAGAAGCTCCGTCCAAAAAAGATAGAGCACATGATTCTGCCTAAAAGAATCAGAAACGTTTTCTCACAGGGAATCCAGCAAAATGTGCTGCTATCGGGATCCCCCGGATGTGGGAAATCTTCTATGGCTAAAATCCTAATGAAGGATCATCCGCATTTATTCATTAACGTGTCAGATGAAAGCTCTGTTGACACAGTAAGATCAAAAATTACAGACTTCTGTTCGACGGTTTCTATTATGGATGGTAAGAACGCCATCAAAATAGTCGTTTTAGATGAGTTTGATGGAGCTTCGGACCAATTCTATAAAGCACTAAGGGGAACAATCGAAAAGTTCGCTAAAGGAACTAGATTCATCGCTACATGCAATTATCTAAATAAGCTCCCAGATCCAATAAAGAGCAGATTCGAGATCTTTGATTTTGACCCCATTGATAAGGAGGAAGAAAGAGAAATTCAGGAAGAATGGAATAAAAGGGTTAAGCTTATTCTGGAAAAGATGGAAATAGAAATATCAGAAAAAGCTTTATCCGATTTTTCAAATAAATATTTTCCTGATATGAGATCTGCTCTGAACACCATTCAAAGGTGGATGATAGAAGGCATCAGCGAGATTTCCGATAAGAAAATTCATGAGAATTTTTGGAGTTTTGAAGAACTTTTTATTATGTTAACAGAGGATAAGGATCCGATTAAAAATTACCAATTGATTGTTGGTCAGTACTCAGGTAGAGTTGATGAGGTGATGAACTCACTCTCTAATGATTTTATTCTGTGGATTAAGGAGAATAAATCAAACCTAATACAGTATATCCCGCAGATATTAATTTTAACAGCAAAATATCAGGCGGAAAGAAATCTCGTGATAGATCCGGTTGTTTCTCTTCTTGGCCTATTCTTTTCCATACAGAAATTATTACCGTGAGCAAAAGATTAATCATTGTTGGTCCTGGAGGGTCAGGCAAGGACGTATTAAGAAAGAGATTAGAAAAGAAGGGGTTCAGACATTCGGTTTCATGTACTTCCAGACCGATGAGGGAGGGAGAAATGGATGGTGTAGATTATCACTTTAAAGAGGATTCTTTTTTTCTTGAGAATCCGGAAAAATTCATCGAGTTAGAGAAATTTAATGGATGGTACTATGGAACCACACACGCAGAATTTTTAAAGAGCGATGTTTTCGTTATAACTCCGGGAGGGGTTAATAATCTTCCAAAGGATGTCATAGAAAATTCTTTCATAATCTATATAAATCCTTCAGAGGAAATAAGGAGAAAAAGGATGAATCTAAGAAAAGATGCTGATTCAACAGAGAGAAGAATTAGTGCTGATAGGATGGATTTTGAAAATTTTGATATATTTGATGTGCAAATAAAAAATGAGGATTTTTAAATCACAAGAAAAATAAAAATTAAAGATGGGAATAAATGTACTAGTTGACGGAAATTACCTATTTCATAAAACATTCGGAGTGATTTCTGGATATGGTGACAAGAATCCTGGTGACTTTCTTAGTTCCCCGGGGGATAGATCAATGCTAATGAAAAAAATTATGACTGATCTATGCTACTCGCTTAATCTTATCCCGGGAATAGATCAAGTGGTATTTTGTAAGGACTCTAGGTCATGGAGAAAAGATTTTAAAATATCACGAAGCGTTTATAAGGAAAGCAGGGTCAAAGAAGAGGGAGTTGATTGGTCATCGTTCTTTCAGCTAATGGAAGAGTTTGGATCTTTTCTTGAAAACAGTGGATTTCATTACTCAAAAGTACAGGGGTCAGAAGGTGACGATCTATTGTGGCACTGGAATAAAAAATTCAGGGAATCTGGTAGAAGCGTTTTAATTTTTACAGGAGATAAGGACATGCACCAGCTTGTTGAACATGATGGAGAGAACTGGACCATAGTATGGAACGCAAATTCAAAAAATAATAAGATAGTCTGCTCAAAAGGATGGCTTGATGCTATCAAATCTGAGGAAAGAGAAATGTCAATCTTTGATGTTACTCCAACTAGTACTGATGAGGGACAGCAACTGGATTCTTTCCTAAAGATGTGTATAATTGAAGAAATAGATCCACATGAATTTATCTTCAAGAAAGTTCTAATAGGCGATAAGAAAGATGATGTTCCGTCCGTTTATGAATTTTTGAACTCCAAGGGAAATGTTACGAGATTAACAGATTCTAAGGCGGATAAAATATGGGCAGCTTTTACTCAGGGAAAATGGTCTGGGCGCAGATTGGAATTGATCTGGAAAGATCCTGAGTTTCTGGAGTGGATTTCTGGATTTATTCTAAGATCAGTCGGGGAAAGCGACACAACAGAAAAGAGAGAAATTGCAAGGCAAAATTATTTCGAGAATGCAAAATTAGTTTGGCTTAACTCTGAAGTTATACCTATGGATCTGATAACCAGGATGAATATAATATCCTCCAACCAGATCAACGAAACCAAGACGCCTCTTTTAAATAAAAAGACTATGATAGGGAATTCCCCATGGGGAGATGTCTCAGCTACTCCTAAACAATTTGATCCATTTGATTTATTTTAACTATGAGTCCATTTGATATAATAAAATCATTCCATGGTAAAAACTGGAATAAAATAAAAGACAGAGATAAATCTCGAAATTTCTTCATGATCAACAGGATCATGTCTATCGAATATCCACTTCAAGCTGGAATGTTTAATCATATAAAGATTCAGCCGGATAGAACTATAGATTGGTGGAAAGATAATATCTCTAGAATCTATAAAAACTCTCCAAAGTGGATATTTACGTCAACCATAAAAAGAGATAAAAAAGAAAAAGATCCAGTGTCAGAGGATGTTCTCCTCTTTATCAAAGAAAAATATAATATTTCATCTCGAGAAATAAGGGAAATCCAAGAATTTTATCCCGAAAAGTTTGCTTCTTGGGTAAAAGAGATAAAAGAGGTATATTTTTAGATCCTAAGTTATCTAAACGGGATATATAAACAAAATATGCCCGTTAAATGAACGAACTTAGCGATATTACAATTAGACAGCTGTTAGCCACAAATACAGTTGGAGCTAATAACCAGGTTTCAAATAGTAATTTTGATCAATTAAGACAAGGATTTGCTATTCTAAATAAAGCTTTTGGAATAAGCATTCAGGATAAATCCTTGAATTTTCCCACGGGCAGGCTTAACACTAACATTATTAAGGCAAACCTTATTAATTTGCCGGTCTCGGGAAATCCATCTATAGAGATTAAAGGAGATAATGGCGAAATTCTCGCATCGGGAATTAACCTTATTAATGATATATTCATAGGCAGGCATGCCGTGGTTGGAAATAAAAATTCAGGGGGAAGACTTAGACTCATAGAGGATAGGACTGCTCCTCTTCCAACTCTTCAGCCTGGATTGGTCGGACAGGTCAGATTTACTGGCGACGACTACCAAGGATATTTAAGTTTTGGCGAGACTAAGGCAACTTTTCAATTTGATATTAATTCAGGGGGATCATCTGGACAAACCATATCGGTTTACTATGATAATGGTGGAGGTCCGGTTTTAGCAGGAACAGCTTCCTGGACTATTGATAATGTGACCACGGCGGAGCTTTTAGTAACTAATATTCTCCAAAATTTATCAGTTCCCTGTCTTGCCTCATTTTCTCTTAACACCGTTACCATCATAGCAAATGCTGGTTTAGGAGCATCTGCCAATTCACACGCTGTACTGATTACGGGAACTGTGTCAACAAACATCTCGTCTGGAAGTCTTTCTGGAGGCATAGACGGATTTGATGCTTGGGTTTCTTTTCTATCGGGAACAACTGGATCTAATGGATCAACTGGTGCTACAGGACTTACAGGTCCAACTGGACCTTCTGGAGGACCCACAGGCGACACTGGCACAACTGGGTCAACCGGGCCAACTGGGCCAACCGGGCCAACTGGAGCTACTGGGGTAACTGGACCAACCGGAGCAGCAGGAACTGCAGGAACTACTGGTTTTACTGGATCAACAGGTCCAACAGGAGCACAAGGACCAATAGGATCTGTTGGTACTATTGGACCTACCGGAGCTCAAGGACAAACAGGGTTTACCGGAGCTCAAGGACAAACAGGGTTTACCGGATCAACAGGTCCCACGGGTATGACTGGATTTGGTGCCACCGGAGAGACAGGCCCAACCGGAGATAAAGGACCTGGGATATACACAGGATTTGGTATGCCTATATTTTCGGGCATAGACGGGGATCTTTATATAGACGGTAACGACGGACAAGTTTACCAGTGGAATTCTGGAACATCCTCGTGGGTTTATGCAGGTTACACCATATTTGGACCTACAGGGACTACTGGTGCTACTGGTCCTACGGGAATATCGGGATCTACTGGAGAGACAGGCCCAACAGGGAGTGTTGGTCCCACAGGTGATTCTGGACCAACTGGGGATATTGGTCCTATCGGGAATATTGGTCCCACAGGTCCTATAGGAATTCCCACAAGTTTATATTCATTTAATGGATATAGATTAGGATCTCAGCCTGCACTATCTTCAGGATCAACATCCCCGGTTTTATTGGACACATACCCAATAGTAGATGGTTCATATTACTCATATAATAACTTTACCAATTCCGGACAGACTGGAACATACGTGGAAATACTTCAAAGTGGAAGATACCTAATTTCATATAGGGTTACAGTCACACATTCTGTAACAGGAGGGGAATCTAAAATCGTAACGGATTTAATGAAGAATACATCAGGGCCATTGGCTGTTGATGGATTCAGAGGGTATAATTCAATTCTGTCTGAAGCATCATATACACCCGACGAAGTCATAACAGCTAATGCAATATTAGATGTACAGGCGGGGGAAAGATTCTGGGTTAGAGTAGATTACACGGTGGGATCTGGGAGCAACATTGAAATTAAGGGATCTGGATCTACTTCTATTTCAATAGTTACATTACAAGGAAACATCGGACCCACTGGACCCACAGGTATGACAGGTCCAGGAAGCTTAGGAGGAATTATCGTCACCACATACAGCGCTTTATACAATACTATAACTTCCAGTCCTGGATCTTTATCTCCGGGAACGTTATATGTTATCAGCGACTATCAGACAGTTTACGACCAGCCAGATTTTACTTTCGATGGCTCTTTAACATACACACCAAAAGGATCAGTTACGACGAAAACATCATCGATTGAACCTATTTGTGTGCTGGCAACTAGCGGAAGCACATTAGCTCCTAATGCTTGGTCTTTAATTTATCCAGCAGACGAATTAAAATATGACATATTCTTTAATACAACTGAGGTTATGGGAGCTCCAGCGAAGGGCAGGATCACAGAAAGAATAGACGATCTTGGCAACAGAACGGATTATGATCACCGAAGTGTTGAGTTTAAAAGATATGAGAATTACTCACAAGGTTCGGTAAAAACGGGCACCGTTACCATTTCGGGTACATCGTTGACTGGGGTTGGAACCCTTTTTACAACAGAACTTTCTAATGGAGACGTAATTTTAGTTGGGGGGTTAAGCTTTAAGATCTCGTTAATTACAACAAACACATCGGCAACTTTGGTGTCGAATAATTATTCATACGCATCAACAGGGGTAAATTATTATGCTGCAGTTCCCACTGGTGATTATATACTTTCATATGACAACAACACGGGATCATATAGTGAATTTACCACTTTTAATAATCTATATTTAACAGCGGATAATAAGATTGGTAACCACTCAATTTTTGCTCTCAATTCCGGAACATTTCTCCTCTCCAATAATGTGTTCTATAACATTTCTTATTCGAATGATCTCGGAAGTTTGTCCGCAAATAACTCCTTCGGCATAATAGGGGAAAATACAGTTAAATTTGAGATGCAGTTTAATATTATAGGTGACGGAGCCTATAATAACAGAATATATGGGACATTTTACAATAATAGGATAGGAAGCGGATTTTCGTCCAATTATATTGATAATGATTTTGCTCACAATTCAATTGGAAATGATTTCTTAGAAAATGAAATTAGAGGGCTTTTTAATCTTAATTCAATAGAAGATAATTTCACTAATAACACAATCAGGCATTTATTTGGTGCTGGATCAGGATCTCCTGGAGATGGCAATATCATATTAAATAATTTCCAATATAATATTACGGAATGTCAAGTTAGCAATATAGATTTCACCCCAGCTACCTACGTGTATCAGGATTATTCCTGTACCATATATAAAAAGAATTACTCAACTGGTCAACCTTTGAGATTAAGATTCTTCGACGATTCGGAGGCTCTTGTGATCGATGATATAGACGCATAAAAAAACAATTGCATGAATCCAAAAAACAAGATTTTAGTAGACAGGGTAATAGATTCTATTGATTGGGACTTAGTTCTAAAGATCTATAAAATGCTAAAGAGAAGCGTTGGTGTAGAGCCAACTAAAATTCCGGGAATAAAAAAGATTGTCAAAGGAGAGAAAATGTCTAGTGAATTAATAAAGGAAGAGGTTTTGGCCATAATAAATTACGCCATAGATAATGACCTCCCTGAATTAAATTATGGACCATGGAGCATCATATGGGTTAACGGGGAATGGGAAATTGATATTTCAGAGGAATCTGAAAATGACGATGTACACGAGGAAGACAGAATATACGTTCCCATAAATGATTCTGTACTAGAAATTTTATTTTCACCAATCATAGCAATTTCACAGGAAAGAGTTGAACCTATTAGAAAAAATGAATCTCCTCAGGATAGTCAGAAGGATTTGAATATGAGGCTGGAAGAAGCCATTAAGGAAGAGAACTATGAGTTGGCCTCAAAGATTAAGGATCTAATGGATTCATATAAAAAAAAGAACTAAGAAATGATCAAGAGATTATATGAGTTTTTTTCACAAACCCTAACAGGATCCTCATTTAATAGTTCTAATGGGGTTTTCAAGGTTAATTATCATCCATATAGGGATCTTTCCAGAAGTTCAGAAATCACGGTGGATCCCACGAAGGACATAAAAGATTCTGCTTTTAGAAATGGAGACTATGTGAAAGCTAATGTTAAAGGACTTAAGAATAAAGTTTTGGGTCAAGTTATTTCCGCTAAGATATCTGAGGATGGAAAATATTCACTGGTTACAATTCAGAGTGTTAAAACTAAAAAGGTTTACGAAACAATCCCCGGAACAATAGAATTTAACCTGGACACTGGGAATATTAAGTCCCCGATGAAAGCAAATATCACTGCAGGGGAAAGGGTTGCTCAGAACGCAAAGTATTCCGGTGGAAAAATAGTTTGGGGATCAATGGAATCGAAAGATTGGGACTCAGAGTTATCCGAGGATCAAAATGGTAGAATAGTCGGTCCTATGGGGACTGGGTATTTCATAAAGCTTGAAGAAGATTCTGATTACCAAACCGAATTAAAGGGGGATTGTATACACATATCAAAACCTACACACGGGAAAGATTTAATCGATCATATAAAGGCCACGGAGATAGAAACATTCTTTAATAATCATCCAGATCTGAATGAATGCGGGCCATTAATTAAGGATCTTATGTCGATAGCAACCCTTCATAATAGAAATGAAAAGGGAGCATATAGTATTCTAGTCTCTAGATTTCCAGAAAAAAACTCCATCTCTTATGGAGAAGCTAAGGATACTTACGGAGAAAAAGTCTATAATATGTTAAGCCTTTTCAAGTAATGAATATAGAAGAGAAAAGAAGAAGAATGCAGATTTCCAAAGAGATATTTAGAGGAAATTCATTCTTGTTTGGTAGAAAGAATGAAGTTCAAAATGATTCAATTCCCACAGAAGGTTTAAATGAATCATTAGTTCCACTGGAAGGCAGAATACAAACACAAAACATAAACACTTACATTGGGGCTAATTTTTCCCCAGATTATATAGACTCGCAAAAGGGGAAACCTTTTATAGTTGCTGGGTGTGGGGAGTCGTTAAACCAATTTAATGATTTCTCTGATTTTTTGGTTGTTGGAATTAATGATGTTGAAAGAATTTTAACGCCAAATTATTTGGTTGTTGTTAATCACCAAAGAACATTTTCTAGGGGAAGATTCGAATGGGTCACGAGATCAAAATCCCCGGTTATTCTTAGTCATATAGATCCTGGAGTATTAAACAATAGAAGATCATTAGTAAAGATTAACCTTGGATCCAGAGGAAAATTAAATTTAGATGACAGAAGCAAAGTTGACTACACCATGAATTCCCCATATATGGCGGTGATAGTTGCTTACCAGTTGGGGGCATCAAAGATTGGTTTGGTCGGTGTTGATTTCACACCAAATCACTTCTTTTCAAAAACAGGAAACCATGTTTTATCTAGAAATACGAAACTCATTGATGATGAATATGCCCAGTTAGGGAGAGAGCTAAGTAATAGGGGAATAAAAATAGCTAACCTATCTCCATCGAGTGCAATTGAATCATGGCCTAAGATGTCTATAGACGAATTTAAAGCGTTTTAGAGAAACATTTATTAATTTTCCAATAGAAAGTATTATACAGGGAAAATAATGCTTGGAAACATTTATAACGGAATAAAAACGAGGACGGGAATAATTATCAGACTGGAAAGGCCGTCGAGGTCTAAACCCGTCAATCTCACCAGAGAGATCTGTGATAAGATCAAGGAGCTAATCCCCACTGGACACACATGTTTTATTTTTGAGATCACTGATTGGGACTTTGAAAAATCTTTCATTCCGTCGGATTCTGAAATCGAAAGAATAAATCATTTTATTGAGGATCTAAAATTTAGAATTGGATTCTATATTAAATCAGGTAACTACTTTTCAACCACTGATACCAATACAGAGGAAAAGGCAGTTAGCGAGATCAAACTTATAGGTGGAATGATGGATCTACTTAAGCTTCCTTCCGATTTCGTATCGCCCCTAATAATCCATATTGGTAGTGCACAGGGTGATAGAAAAGGTATTATGGAGAGATTTTGCGAATTCCATTATCTTCTTCCGGACTCATTGAAGAATAGGATCTGCGTGATTAATGATGATAAGCCAAGTCTTTTTTCAGTTAAGGATCTGCTACCCGGTGTAACAGCATCAAATAAAATCCCTATAATTTTTCGCAGCACATCATTTCCAACAAACCAGGGAAGCTTGACATATAAAGAATCTCTCTTTCTAGCGGCTTCTTCCTGGCCAAAGGGTACTTCCCCTATGATCATTTATCTCCCACATGGAACCACTCTAACCAGAGACGAAATGAATCCATATGGGATAAATCTTGATATAATTTTTGATAATAGTTTACCGGATCCTGATAAAATTTAATTTTTTTAATCTATATTTGGGTAAAAAATTACTATGCCCGAACTATCAGAGATAAGAATTATGTCGGAGTTCATCAACTCCAAATCCTCTGGGATCTATTACAGATCTGTCAGAAAAAGCGAAGAAAAGAAGTCTAATACAGATCTTTCCCCGCTCAACGAAAACTTACAATTTAAGATTAAAGCTGACAGCAGAGGAAAAGAACTCAGAATGACCTTTGATTTTGGAGGCAAAAATCTCTCGATGTTTTTCATGATGGGAATGTCAGCCAATTGGGCATTCGTCGCTCCAGGCGAGATCTATCCAAAACACTCCCATTTAATTTTTTCTTCGAACGCTGGAACATTATGTCTTCATGATGTGAGAAGATTCGCAAGATGGAAATGGTCAGATTCTTGGAGTCAGGATAGAGGTCCAGATCCAGTTAAAGAACATCCCGAGTTTATCAGTAACATTATATCCAGCATCTCAAATAGGGATTTCAAAAAACCAATATTAGAACTAATCATGAATCAAAAATGGTTTAATGGCATAGGAAATTATCTTAGAGCAGAGATTCTGGGAAGAATAGATTGCGATCCCACTTGGCCTGCTTGTGTCTATATAGAAAAACATGGAGATGAGCTTTTTCATCTCTGTAAACAAATACCACAGGAAGCCTATGTTCTAGGAGGCGGGCAATTTAAGGACTGGTATAATTACGAGGATCAACAGGGAGAAAAGTGGAATACTTTCCAGGATTGGGTCCAATTCTATCAAAGGAAAGATAGAGCGATTGGGATAGTGGATAAGACAGGAAGAAGATTTTGGATCGATAAAAAATGGAGAAAATAATTTATTTTTCCACTATCTTTCCCGCAATCTCTCCAGATTTTAAAAACTCCTCTATTGTTTTCATATTCTGTAGAGTTTGTCCAGGCATTCCCCAGTTTCCGACCTTCTTAAGGTTAACAAAATTTCCATATGTTAATTGATCACCTGAAGGAGTATCCGAAACAAAAGTCTCTCCCATGGATATAGAATCTTGAGCGGATATGTTTTTATATCCAAGTTTAGAATATTCAGACATTGTAATTTTTAATTTTATATATCAATGATAACGAAGCAACATCTTCAAACCACTCTATTTTTTGACATAGAGACTACGGGTGCATATCAGACATTAAGAGATCTAGAAGCATCAGACCCAAGACTATACGAACTTTGGTTAAAAAGAAGCGTATGGCTAAGAAAAAATTCTCCAGAGGATCAAAATTCATCCGATGACGAATTTTGGCTTAAAAAATCAGCACTACATGCGGAATTCTCAAGGGTCGTTTGTGTTTCTATGGGAGCTTTTGATCAAAATATGAACATTAGAATAAATTCTTTTTGTTCTGACGATGAGTCGGATATTCTAAATAAGACCAATAAGGTGTTAGAGAATTCCCGGGGAAAAGGATGGAGACTGGGGGGACACACCATCAAAAACTTTGATATCCCCACTCTAGGGAAAAGGATGCTAATTAATAGTATAGAGCCATCGTCTCTGATTCAAGTCTGGAGTAAAAAACCATGGGAAACTGGATTTCTGGATATTGCAGAAATATTCTCCTTTGGAGCTTGGGGTCAGACATACACATCACTGGATCTGATGTCATGCGTTCTAGGAGTAAGCTCTCCTAAAGACGAAATGAACGGGGCAATGGTACATGGGGAATTTTGGAACAATAAGAATTTTGAGGGAATTAAAAAATACTGCGAGGGAGACGTAAGGGTGACGATGGAATGCTTTCTTAAAATGAGCTTTTAATTTACACCCAGTATTCACATCAAGCGGCTTCTGCCGCTTTTTTTGCGGCCTTTGGTTAGACAATATGGATATATAGAAAAAAATTCCAGCATTGTCACATATAGCAAAATTAGAATCATGGATCATAGAACAGGAAGAGGTCAGGGATGAATTCTATAAAAAAGAATTGAATTCTTCTTTCTGGACTGAAGATGGCGAATTTGACCAGGGGGTAAGAAAAAAATTATTGGAAATAGCCAAAGATTTTTTTGGCGATATGAAAGTCGATGTTCCTATAGCTGATATACAATTAACGGGGTCATTAGCAAACTATAATTGGACCAAATATTCAGACCTTGATATTCACGTTCTAATAGATTTTTCTAGGGTAGATCCTAATGTGGAACTAGTTAAAAAGGGATTAGATGGACAGAGGTTTATCTGGAATCTAAGGCATGATGTGATTATCAGATCTCATGACGTTGAGCTTTACGTGCAGGATATAGAAGAACCACACACATCTTCTGGACTTTTTTCACTCCTACGTAATGAATGGATCAGAGTCCCAAAACCAACAGATCCCCAAATAGACTACAGAGACGTTGACGTGAAATTTCATGGCTTCGTAAATGATATACACGAACTGGAAAATAAGCTTTCAACATCAGTATCCTCAGAGGAAGAAGCCAGGGAATTATATGATCACACGCAGAGGGTAAAGTCTAGAATTTTAAAATCAAGAAAAGAGGGACTAGCTAACAGCGGGGAATTTTCAGTGGAAAATCTAGCCTTTAAAAAGTTAAGGAATGAAGGATATATAGAAAAACTAATAGATCTAATTTCTAAGGCCTATTCGAAAATATATAATGAATAAATCATGAATCAAAACATTTACAAGGGGGCTAATCCAGTATTTGAGAGCATGCTCAAAACATCTAAACTTTATGAGAAGGACACTAAAGTGGATCCCGCAGTGAATTTAACTGCATCACTTAGTACTCTATTCACCATGGTATTAGATTCAAAAGAGTAAGCATATAAAACTCCGGAAGGATTTGAATCTTTTGTTGGTAGTAAAATTGTATCTTCCAAGGATTTTGCATCGTTTAAAAATTCCGTAATGCAATCAGCAAAAAGCTTGGCTGTATCAGGAAAGATCGATAAAAATTATGCGGAGCAGAACGTAAAATTCATAGAATCAAATTTAATTCCTCTAGAGCCAATACTGAAAGATGAAAAGGCATTTTCTAAAGTTAGCCAAACTATAGGTGAAATGGTCAGAAATTTTAAGGCTGACCTTCAAAATAGGGCTAACGATCTAAAGAAGACCAAGATATCAAATATAAAAGAATCATCTATACTCGAACAGGATCGTAAAACAGGCGAGGAATCAAATGTTGAGTCTGGTCAATTTGAAGGCCCTGCTTTTGATAGATCAAAAGAAGCGATGGATGCTGCATTAGCATTCACTGGTGAAATCACTAGAGACAAATACACAAAATTAATGGCTGAGGATCCTCAGGTTCAGAAATTTGAAAAAACTGCAAACGATCTACTAGTTCAAGCCAAGAATCTTCAACTGGTAGACAGGAAAGGACTTAAGATAGTTACAGCAGGAGGAACACAATATAAAAGAAAAGATTATAAGGTTAAGATTGATTCATTAATTAACGAAATAATCAGACAGAAAAAAGAGTACAGAAGAATAAAAGATTTATTGCTAACTAAAGCAGAGATCTCTTATACACCTCAGCCAATTCCTGTTGTTGTGGTTCCAAAACCGGAAGTTAAAGACGAAACAAAACCAACACCAACACCAACACCGACAGGTAAATGTACTTTTCCTGTTAGAGTGGGATCAGCAAAGTGTGAAGAAGTACAAAAGCTTCAAACTAAAATAATGGAGTTATTTCCTGCAATTGCTACTTTCCTAGAATCAAGAGGAAAAGCCGATGGTAAATATGGAAAGGGAACATCCAAATGTGTAAATATAATTCTTGGATATCTCAATAAAAACAAAGACATCAGTCTAGTTGGAGATCTAACCAAAGACGGATATGATTCCATTATGGCTCTGGAAGAAAAAGACATCGAAAGAAAGATAAAAACAATAGACAGCGCAGCAAAAGAATCCATCGGATTTGATAAGTATTTAAAAGATAGAATATTTGAAGCTGAGTTCAACGAGGGAGTTCCGGTGCTAAGATTTGATTCATTTGCGCAAACTATTTCAAAAAATCCGTCATATAAACTGGTAGCGGAAGAGGATAAAAGCAAAACTATAGGATATAAAATTCCTGAAGAGTGTTTGAATAAATCAATAGAAACTGAACAAATAGATCTCGAGTGTATCAAAGCTAAAAAAGACGAAGGCGGGGAAGGGGAAAAGAAAAATGAGGAAATAATCTGGAAAGGATATAAGCCAGTTAGAAATGGTGCATATACAGTGTATTACGATGAAAGCTGGAGTGAATGGTGGGGGGATTTCTCTAAAGGAGCAATTGTTGCTGGAATTCTAGTTGGTGCAGTAATTGTCACTGCTGGAGCTGCTGGCATTGCTATACCTGTTGGAGGAACCCTACTCGGAGCATCTTCTCTAGGGGCAAGCGGTCTCGCAGGAGCAGTTGGAGCAGCGGGTAGTTTAGGAACTACTGCTGGAGCTATTACTCTCGCTTCTGGCGCTGTAGGTGGATCTACAATAGCTAAATGGGTAGGATCAGATAGACAGCCGGTTACTGTTTTAGTCTTTAATGGCTATATTGAAAATATTGCTGTTAATGCTATGGCTAGGGGATTATCCAACAGTTTAAAAGGAACGGTATCATCACAGGATCTCCTTGCAATAATGTCTACATTAGTTCTTTGTAGAGGTACTTATACCGACAATGGAGACGGTAAGGCAGTTTCGGCATGGAGTCAGATTAAGAAAAATTTTCAAACCTATGCTGGTGAATCGATAGAATCGAGTATACAGGGAATAGTTGGCGAAGAAGGTATAGCAGGATTCTTCAAAGATATCGTAACAGACATGGACGAAATTCCCGCTCTTCCTAGATTTAAAACTAAAGATCCTTTAACTGGCAGTCCAGCAGATTTTGATAACGCCCTGGATGCTTGTAAACAAGGATTGGCTATGCTTAATAAAAATAATTCTAAGGTAGAAGAAAATATTAAGGATCTTAAGGAAGAAGATCTGGAAAAATTATCGGAGGCCATGGAAGAATTAACTGACGGGGTATCCGGAGAAGTAGAAGAAACAGAAGAATAATAATCTAAGGAAAGAAATCCAAAGATCTAAAGATATATAATCTAATTACAGAAAATGAAAGATAAGGATTACATACTGATTCTCGAAAAGTCAAGCTCTAATTTGACTGCTAAAAAAAGCGGCAAAGATTACATCCTTGAAGGTGTAGCTGCTGTTTTTGGGAAAGAGAACGAAAACAGAAGAATATATGAGGAGCAAGAATACCTTCCTCATATGGAATATCTTCAAGATAAAATTAATTCCAAAAGATTAGTTGGTGAATTGGATCACCCTAAAGAATTCGATGTTTCACTTAAGAATATCTCACACATAGTACAGGATCTTAAATATAACAAAGGTGACAGAACAGTAAGAATTAGAGTGAAATTGCTCGATACCCCTGCTGGTAAAATTGCTAAAAGCCTAGTTGATGCAGGAATTCCTATCTCTATTTCATCCAGAGCAGCTGGATCAGTACAAGAGAATAAAAAGGTAGAGATTAAAAAGATCTTTACTTATGATCTTGTTGCTGATGGCGGATTTGGAAAAGCAGCTGAACTTGAAAGAGTATATGAAAGCTTAGGAATGCAGGCTCTTCAAGGATCAATGGAATCTTCTATTATATCGTCTCTCTCCAATATCAATGAAAGCATGGGGCTGGAGAAAAATTCAAACGTTCAGATATATAGAATCAAAGACGTAGAAAAGATAGAGAAACTACTAAAAGAAAGCTCAAATAAACCAAAAAATATGGACCAAAATTTTGTTACAGCCGAAGAGCTTAATGAATATTCTCTCATTTTGAAAAAAGAAATGGAGGGTATCAAAAGTCAGGTTGCCAAATTAAAAACTGCTCCACTAAACGAAAGTTCACAAGCAGGAACAGATTCCAAGTTAGCAGCGAGAGTGGCGAAGCTAGAAAAATACGCAGATTATCTTGCTGAAAATTTAGAAACTGCTATTAAATATGGTGATTATCTTGCTGAGAATCTAGAAGGATCCATATCATATAACAAGTATTTAGCTGAAAACCTAGATAAGGCAATTTCGTATTCTAAGTACATAGCAGAGCACGTAGATAATAACATCTCCTACTCTGAGTATTTGGGAGAAAATTTAGATAAAAATATTTCTTATAGCAAATACCTTGCTGAGAACTTGGATAAAAATATTTCATACTCTGAGTATCTTGCTGAGAGTTTAGACCAAAATATTTCCTACACTGAGTATCTTGCTGAAAACTTAGACAAAAACATTTCATACTCTGAGTATATCGCAGAAAACCTTGATAAGAATATTTCATACTCTGAGTATCTTGCTGAAAACTTAGACAAAAACATTTCATACTCTGAGTATATCGCAGAAAACCTTGATAGAACTATTTCCTATTCTGACTATTTAGCTGAAAAACTTTCTACTAATATAGGATTCACTGAATATGTAGCAGAATCTTTAAATAAAGGTAAAAAGTCCAAAGAAAATTCTTTGGTTGAAGAGGTTTCAGAATCTGTTAAAGAAGGAAAAAGAACCTCAAAACTTTCTGGAGATTACTCTTCATTAACTGAAAAAGTAGATCAACTCATAGAATCTGTTAACAAACAAAAAACAGATGAGATCATAAATGAGAATAAATATTCTTTCCTAAAACTGGTCGACGATCAGACTAAAAAAGGATTTTTATCTCTCAACGAGGCCGAAAAACACAAGGTCGTTAAGGCTCTAAACGAGCAGAATTACAATTCGGGTACGGATGTAATTCAAATTATGGGATCCGCTCTAACTGAACAAGTTAAATCTGGCGAAAAATTCCTAGATATGATGCCAAAGGATATCGTTCCAATTTGGGAAAGCTTAAACCAAACTCAAAAAGCTTCGGTTATTGCTCAAAGCAAGTTTTATAAACTTGAAACCCCTTATCAGATCAATAACTTCTGGGCTACTAGAGGATTTAGAAACCAATCATCTAACGTTCAAAAATTAGACGAATCTCAGAACCAATCACAGCCAGCTAAAGGTTATGGATCAGATTATCTGACAAACATAGCAGCTGAATTGGAAAAGAAATTCAAAAAATAACTCTAAAATATCATGCAACTAATTAATCAACATGAAATTTATGAAACCTGGGCTCCGATAATCGAGAGCAAAACAGGTCTCACTGAGAGAGGTAAAGTAGAATGGCTTTCAACTTACTGCCACTTCCACTCTCTTAACGAGTCTGCCGGAGCGTATAACTCTCTTGGCGTACTCAATGGTATGGGCGCAATCACTGCTGCCGGAAATCTTGGACAAGGTCCTGCTGGATTCTACGCTGGTGGAACATATTCAGGAACTGGTCTTGGATCTGGCGACAAATTCCCATCCCTTCTTCCTCTAGCTATTCAGGTAGCTGCAAAAACTATCGGTTTTGACATCGTTCCGGTTATTCCTATGAGCGGTCCAACTGGAGTTCTTTCCTACCTTGACTATGTTTATGCAGGTGGAAAACTTACAGGAAGTGATACAACTTCACCTTTCACTGCGAACTCCCCAGATTTAATCAAAGTTCCAGTATCTGCTGCATCTCCGGTATTTGGTACTTTAACTGTTGGTACTCAATATGTTATCTTCGTAACAGGAACAACCGCAGGTACAGACCCAACTCTTAAAGGTGCATTCGTAGGATATTCTCGTATCGACGGATTCCCTATCTTCAAAGTTACAGCTTTAACAAATAACGATTCTATTGCTGATGCAGTTACTGCTAACTCTGAAATTAGAGCCGCGCTGGATAACGATACTACAGCTTCTTCTGGATCTACAGGTTCAGCATTATCTTTCGTATCTGCAGCTGCTCAATTGGTTAAAACCTTAGAAGATCACATCCAAGGATTTAGTGGTGCTGGAGTTAACAATACCGCTAATTTCCAAGGTCCTTACGTAGACGGAACTCAGGTTTATGATCCAATGAGCAGAGGAATAGGAGAAAGCACTTACTACAAGTCACTTGGTCTTTCTACTTTCACTAAGTTCGTAGAAGCTGGTACTTTCCAAGTTGCTGCTTCTGTAACAACTGAGCAAATCCAAGACCTTAACAAGCAATTCGGTATTGACGTAGTTTCTATGATCGAAAACGCTCTCGTTAACGAGGTTTCTCAGGCGATCAACAAGCACATCCTTTCAAGAGCTTTTGCACTTGGTTGGTCAAACCACAACGAGTTTAAGAACACAGAGGGAACAAACCTTAACCTTAATCTTCAGTTGTCTGGTAGTGCTTCTGTTACATCTGCTTACATCGGAAAAGACAACACTGGATTCACAATGGCTATCCCAGCTGGTCCTTCAGGTACTTCTTTCGAAAACCAATCTACTCTACAAAGAAGATTGTTCTCTAGAGTCCTTGCAGCTGCTAACGTAGTAGCTAACAGAGGAAGAAGAGGTCCTGCTAACTTCATCGTTACCAACTCACAAGTTGCGTCTGCGTTGCAAGATATCAGCCAGTTCACTTTCGCTCCTTTCACTAACACTCTTACTCAGAACAACGGTACTTTGTACCCTGTAGGTTCTCTTGCTGGTATGACCGTTTATGTTGATCAAAACATGAACTTCAACGACACTAGAGTGCTTGTTGGTAGAAAAGGTGCTGATGATGAGCCAGGATTGAAATTCATGCCTTACATGATGGCTGAATCTATCCAGACTATCTCAGAAGGTACTATGTCTCCAAAAATCGCTGTCAAATCAAGATATGCGCTTGTAGAGGCTGGTCACCACCCACAGTCCATGTACTTGACATTGTACGTTTCAATGCCAACTGGTGGTATCGTCTAATCTTATTAGAATCGGTATATCAAAGAGCCCTGAATTTTTCAGGGCTCTTTTTTGTTTGTTGGGTTTACTATCCATTTTTTGGATATATAGATAAAAGAAAAAAACAATGATAATCGATTCCTTTGATAAATTTGAAGCAGCAGAAAAAGCCCTTATGGAAAGTAAAGGTGATATCAAAGCTGCAATTAACGTCCTAAGAAAGTACCAGGGGCCTTTATTTGAATCAGCTAACACAGATGACCTTGCAGCTGAGCTATCTTTAATTAATGAGGGATTAAAAGATTCCATCATAAATTTTATCAGCAGCAAAATTGGTGGGGATATCAGCAAGTTAAAGACAGCCTTAACCCAGATGAAAGAACAGGAATTAAAGTTTAATAAGGAAGAATTCACTATATTCAAGGATTTTTACGGGTTGATAAAAAAGCAAAAAGCACTTGAAAAAGACAGCACAAATCCAAAGAGAGATGAAATGCTAAAGGCAATAACTGATTCCAGAAGAATGCTAAATAACACCCTAAAAGAACTCGTAAAAACCCACGATACCATATTTAATTCATTGGAAGAAAAGGTTAAATCCCTAACAAAGGACAGTAACAGAAAAAAGAAGTATTTCAACGTACAGAGAGCTTCTGATGTTTTAGAAACTCAGATCGACAGATATAATAAATCAAAGGAACTCAGCAAGATGTATAAAGAAGATGTTGATCAGCTTGAAAAATTCTTTGGTGTTGATTTTGATAAGATAAGTAAAGATGTGGATAAATCAAGAGAGCTCGCTAAAAAAGCAGAGGAAGATGCTCAAAGAGAAGCAGCTAATATACATCCTATAAGTGATGATATGTTGTCTGTTTTCACTAAAAAATTCCAACAGATAAAAACATCGGGAGGAAAAATAGAAGATGCAGTTAAAAAATTGGACTCCCTACACAAGCAAGTTGTGGAAGAAATATCAGGAGGAGAATATTCACCAGATATGGTCGAAAAATTTCTAGATCTTAACGAGGAGAATCAAAAGGTAGTGAAATTTCTTCTTAAAGCCAAGGACGGAGGTAAAATTAAAATGACGGAAGTTAAAGTATCATAATGAAGATATACAGATTTGAAGAGTTTGTAAGTGAGGGAATTCTAAGCGGATTGTTCTCATCTATTATGGGTAAAAAATCAAAATTGGACTCTATACTTAATAAAATTAAAGAATCCAGGATGGATTTTGTTAAGGAGTCAGGTAAGATAAAAAAAGAAATTTTCGACCTGTACAAATCGGGAGAAGAATCATCTTTTGAAGTGGAGATGCTTAAAAAATCTCTTAGTAATTATCAGCTAGCAAAGAATAGAGAGGCGGAGAATCTGAAAAAAGAAGCATATGAAATCATAGGAAACAAATCGGATCTTCTAAGTCACTTCCAATCTAAATTGGCAAAAATAGAAATAGAAGCTGCCGAAGAGACCCTAAAAAAATCAAAGGGATATGAATCGGATGAAACGCTTAGAAAATTGACATCTGACCTAGAAAGAATGACCGCAATAGCGGATAAAAAAATGAAGGATGATTCATCTATTTACTCCTTACCTGATTCATCCCCTATAGATGTTGATCCTGAGGTTGAAAGAGTTTTATCTATGTCTACCGGAGAATTTGAATCACACATACAAAGCATCTCCACCAGGGAACTAGATTCCCTTGAGAGATCACTAAAGAAATACACCTGGTCTCTTCAAAAGCTAATGGACAATGCAACTCTAAACCTTAGAAAACAATTGACAAGAGCTAGAAAGGAAGATGATGTGTATGCTGAATCTGTCATTAGGAAGGAGATTAGAGAAATAGAATCCTCATATAGAAAGGAGCACAAAGATACTAGGGATAAGATATATAGGGTAGAAAAAGTAAGTAAAAGAAAGTATGCAGCTCAAGAGAATTAATGATTTTTTACTGAACGAGGAATCATCGATAGACCTCGAGATCCAAAATATAGATAAGGAAATATCTAAAGCCGATCTTGCTGTTTCTTATCTTAAAGACAGAGTCAATAAGAAAGAAATAACCCAATCAGAGTCTTTGCGTCAACAAGCTATGGAACTACAAAAGAAAGTAGCTGCACTCCAAAAAAAATCTGTGGCCGTTAAAAAAATGGAGGACCTGGAAAAACAAAAAAATAAAAAATAAAAAAAATGAGAAAACAAGATCTTATACAAAACCCGCTATTTAATCAGCTTCTTGAAAAGGCTCAAAGATATCAGACTTTGAATTCATCTTTGAATGAACAGGAAGCAGCGGGGGCAGAGAAAAAGCCTGCTGATCCTGCTAAGCCAGAAACAGCAGCAAAACCAGGAGACTCCACGGCTAAAAAGGAAGAGACAACCAAAACT